ATGGCCAAGATGCCACGAGCAAGGACGCCACGAGCAGAGACGCCGCGGGAGCGGACGGCGGCGCAACCGGCATCGACACGAAAGCCCTCGACCGCGAACCATCCGGCCAAGCCCGCGGCCCGGTGCGTCGTCGACTGGACGGGCGTCGCGGCAGCCTACCGGGCGGCGCCGGAGAGCGGGCCCGCCATCGCGCGGCAGTTCGGCCTCAACCCGGGGACGCTCCGGCGACGGGCGCGGGCGGAGGGGTGGGACGCCCCGACGGTCGTTCTCCCGGGCGACGGTCCCCCGGACGCAGCCCGTCCCGGCGGCGTGCTCGGCGGCCACCGCATCGTGGTGGCCCAGGGCGCCGCCTTGACCCTGCGGCTCCTCGACGACCTCCGGGCGGCGATCGCCGAGGAGGCCGGGCCGGAGAACGCCCCGGAGGAGAGCGGGCTCGCCCGCGCCGCGGCGCTGCAGAAGCGGGTCGCGGCCCTGCGCGATCTCGCCGCCGCGGCGCGGCTGTGGATCGCCCTCGAACGCCAGGCCTGGGATCTCGACGGCAAGGGGGACGGAAAGCTCCGTGACGACACCGCGTCCCTCGATCCCCAGACCGCCTTCCGCCTCCTCGACGGCGAGCAGCGCGCCCAGCTCCGGGCCATCGCCGAGCGCCTGGCTGAGCGACCCGCCGGCCCTGATCCGGGCCCTCGACCGGCTCGATAGCGAGGAGAGCCTGGCGGGCTTCGTGCGCCGGGCCTGGCCGGCGATCGAGCCGGGGGCGCCCTACATCCACGGCTGGCACATCGACGCGGTCTCCGCCCATCTCGAGGCGGTGACCGCCGGCGAGATCACCCGGCTCCTGATCAACGTGCCGCCCGGTACGATGAAGAGCCTGCTCGCCGGCGTGTTCTGGCCGGCCTGGGAATGGGGGCCGAAGAACCGCCCGTCGTTGCGCACCGTCGCGGTTTCGCACACCGAGCGGCTGGCATTGCGCGACAACCTGCGCACGCGCCGCCTGATCACCTCGCCCTGGTACCGGCGCCTCTGGGGGAATCGGGTGCGGCTTACCCGCGACCAGAACCGCAAGGGCCGGTTCGAGACCACGGCGACCGGCCTGCGCGAGGCGGTCTCGGCCGGCTCGATCACCGGCTCGCGCGGCGACCGGGTGATCCTCGACGACCCGATCTCGGTCGACGGCGCCGCCTCCGAGCGGGTGCGCGAGGCGGTGGCCCAGTGGTTCCTGGAGGCGGTGCCGACCCGCCTCAACGACCCCGTCCGGTCCGCCATCGTGGTGATCATGCAAAGGCTGCACGAGCGCGACCTGTCGGGCGTGATCCTGGCGAGAAACCTCGGCTACGATCACCTGATGCTGCCGATGGAGTTCGAGCCGGAGCGCGCCTGCGCCACCCGGATCGGCTTTTCCGACCCGCGCCGCGAGCCGGGCGAGCTGCTGTTTCCGGCCCGCTTTCCCAAACACGTGGTGGAGCGCGACACGGCGACGATGGGCGCCTACGCGGCGGCCGGCCAGTACCAGCAGCGCCCGGCCCCCCGGGACGGCGGGTTGTTCAAGCGCGGCTGGTTCACCCTCGTGCGGGCGGTCCCGGCCGGCTGCACCGAAGTGCGGGCCTGGGACCTCGCGGCGAGCGTGCCGAGGCCTGGGCGCCAGCCGGACTACACCGCGGGCGTCAAGCTCGCGCGCAGCCCCGACGGGCGGCTCTACGTCCGCGATGTCCGCCGCGACCGGCTTTCGGCCGGCGGCGTCGAGCGGCTGATCCTCGCCACCGCCGCCGAGGACGGCCCGGCCTGCCGGATCTCGCTGCCGCAGGACCCGGGCCAAGCCGGCAAGGCGCAGGCGCAGTACCTCGTCGGGCGGCTTGCCGGCTACGACGCGCGGGCGAGCCCGGAGAGCGGCGACAAGGCGACCCGCGCCGCGCCGGTCTCGGCCCAGGCCGAGGCCGGCAACCTCCACCTCGTCGCCGGGCCCTGGAACGAGGCCTTCCTCGACGAGCTCTGCACGTTTCCCAACGGCGCCTTCCTCGACCAGGTCGACGCCCTCTCGCGCGCCTTCTCGGCGCTGGCCCGGCCGGGATACGGCCTGCTCGGAGTCCTGTGATGTGGCTCGCCGACCGCCTCGCCAACCTCGTCTCCGGCCTCGGCGGGCCGCGGGACAAGAGCACCGGCAACCTGCACGTCCACGTGCCTCGCGCCCGGGCCGAGCTCGACGCCGCCTACCGGGACAACTGGCTCGCCCGCAAGGTCGTCGACATCGTGCCCTTCGACATGCTGCGCGAGTGGCGCGCCTGGCAGGCGCCGCCCGAGGTCGCGGCGGCTCTTGCCGCCAGCGAGGCGCGCCTCGCCCTGCGCGAGCGCCTGCTCCAGGCCCTGCGGCTCGCGCGCCTGCACGGCGGTGCCGCGCTCCTGATCGGCGACGGCGCGCCCGATCCGGCCCGGGCGCTCGATCCCGAGACGATCGGGCAGGGGGGATTGCGCTACCTCCACGTCCTGCCCCGCACCGCGATCCAGCCCGGCCCGGTCGAGCGCGATCCGCTCTCGGCGTGGTTCGGCGAGCCGAGGGGTTACACGGTCGCCGGCGGGCAGGCGGTCCATCCCTCACGCGTCGTGCGCTTCCTCGGCGCCGCCCTGCCGGACGATGCGGTCGGTGACGGCTGGGGCGACAGCGTGCTCCAGGCGCTGCTCGAGGCGATCGACCAGGCGACGGCGGCGGCCGCCCACATCGCCGCGATGCTGCCCGAGGCCAAGCAGGACGTGATCTCGGTGCCGGGCCTGTCGCAAGCCCTCGCGACGGAGGACGGCACCCGCCTCGTTACCGAGCGCTTCGCCTACGCGGCCCGGATGAAGGGCCTGTTCGGGATGCTGCTGCTCGAAGGCGACGGCCGCTCGCCGGAGGGCGAGCGCTACCAGCAGAAGCAGCTCGACTTCTCCGGCCTGCCGGAGGTGGCCCGCCTCTTCCTCCAGGTCGCGGCGGGCGCCGCCGACATCCCGGTGACGCGGCTGCTCGGGCAGTCGCCAGCGGGCCTCAACGCCACGGGCGAATCGGACACACGCAACTACCACGACCACGTCGCGGCCCGTCAGACCGTCGAGCTCACCCCCGCCATCGCCCGCCTCGACCGGCTGCTGATCCGCGACGCGCTCGGCCGCGACGAGCCCGCCCTGCGCTACGCCTGGCGGCCTCTCGCCCAGGCGAGCGAGCGCGAGAAGGCGGAGGTCGGCCGCCTCAAGGCCGAGACCGCCGCGATGCTCGCCCGCGAGGGCGTGGTTCCGACGGACGTCCTCGCCCGCGGCGTCGAGGGCTGGCTTTCCGCTGCCGACCTCTTCCCCGGCATCGCCGCGGCCTACGGCCGGCCGGCGGGCTGAGCCGGGTTTCCAACCCACTCCCGAGCGGACCGACACGGTCACATCCCCGAGAAAGGCGCGGCTTCTCTCCTCGTCCCGCGGGCGGGGAGAGTGCTGCGGACCCCTTGTCGGGTCTGCAGCAAGCGAAGGCGAAGCCGAAGCGGGGGTGAGGGGGCTCGACGCCTGAGGCTCCCCCGGAAACACCCCCTCACCCTCGGCTGCCGCCTCGCCGCGTCACCTGAACGGTGACGCTGCCCTCTCCCCGCCCGCGGGGAAAGGAGAGGTGCGCGCGACCCGGCTTGTGACCCCACGAGCCCGATCGGGAGCGAGGCTTCCCCACCTCCCACCACGAGACATCCCCCATGCACATCTTCGACCGACTCAGCCTCGGCCCCGCGGCCGAGATCGCGGGCGCGCGCCCGCTCGGCAACGGTGCCCTGGTAGTGCAGGCCCGCGCGGCGCGGGCTGGCAACGTCCAGGTCTATCGCGGCGACGAGGTCGCCCGGCCGGACCTTGCGCAGGTGCGCATCTACCGCGACCCCGACGAGATCTTTCGGCCCGAATCCCTGCGCAGCTTCGGCCACAAGCCCGTCACCCTCGATCATCCGCCCGAGGCGGTGACGCCGCGGACCTGGCGCGGCGTCGCCCGGGGCCATGTCGGCGACGAGGTGGTGCGCGACGGGGAGTTCGTCCGCATCCCGATGCTGCTCGCCGATTCCTCCGCCATCGCGGCGGTGCAGGACGGGCGGCGCGAGGTCTCGGTCGGGTATACCTGCGACCTCGACTGGACCCCCGGCACCGCCCCGGACGGCAGCCCCTACGACGCCCGCCAGACGATGGTCGTCGTCGACCACGTCGCCATCGTGGCCCAGGGCCGCGCCGGCCCGGAGTGCCGGATCGGCGATTCGGACCTCGCCCGGCGCCTCGCCGAGGCCGAGGGAAGGGCGCAGGCCGCCGAGACCGCCCTGGCCCAGCGCGACGGCGAGGTCGCGGCGCTCCGCGCCCGGGTGCCGGACACCGCTGCCCTCGACGCGCTCGCGGCCGAGCGCGGCGCCCTGGTGGCGCAGGCCCGCCGCATCCTCGGCGACGCCTTCGAGCCCGCCGGCCTCAATGCCGACGCGATCCGGCGCGCCGCCGTCGCCCAGGCCCTCGGCGAGGCGGAAGCCAGCGGCATGGGCGCCGCCGCGATCGAGGGCGCCTTCCGGGTGATCGCCGCCGGACCGCGCCACGCCTCCGCCTCCCACGCTCCGGATCCGCTGCGCGACGCCCTGCGCCAGCGCCCCGACGCCCCGACGCAAGCCCCGCTCACCCAAGAAGCGGCCCACGCCGCCATGGTCGAGACCCTCCGCAACGCCTGGAAGCCCGCAGGAGCCCGCTGATGCCCCCCGTCCAGACCAGCTATCCCACCCGCCCGGCCGCCGCCTACGAGGGCATGGCCGCCGATCAGAATCCCGCGACGATCCTGAGCCGCACCGTCGAGACCCCGGAGGGAATCGGCTTCGGCCGCGCCGCCTTCCAGGGCGCCCGCGACGAGAGCATCGCCGCCGCCGGCGCGGTCTTCCGCGGCATCGTGCTGGCCGACTGCAACGCGCGGCCGTCCCCGAGCGGCGCCGACCTCTTCGCCAAGGGCGAGACCGCGCCCGTGATGGTGCGCGGCGCGGTCTGGGTGGTCACGGCCTCGGCCGCGAGCGCCGGCGGCTCGGCCTACGTGACGCCCGCCGGCGCGATCACCGCCGCCGCCTCCGGCAACGCCCCGATCCCGAACGCCCTGTTCGACACCTCCGCACCCTCGGGCGGCCTCGTCCGCCTGCGCCTGAACTGAAGTGAGGCCCGCCATGACCCGCACCCTCGTCACCGACGCGCCCCGGGCGCTCGCCTTCCTGGTCAGCCAGCAGGCCTTCATCGAGCCGACCGTCTACCGCGCCCAGTACCCGGCGATCCGCTATCCGCGCCTCGTCCCGGTCGATACCGCGGCGCCCGAATGGGTGCCGACCGTGACCTACTTCTCGGTCGACCGTGTCGGGCAGGCGACCTGGGTCCACGGCGCCGCTGCCGACGTGCCGAAGGTCGAGCTGACGCGCCGCCAGCACGAGACCACCGTCGCCATGGCGGGGATCGGCTACGGCTACGACCTCGAGGAACTCGGCAAGGCCCAGTTGCTGGGCATGAACCTCGACGCCGACAAGGCGGACGCGGCGCGGCTCGCCTCGGAGGAGTTCATCGACCAGGTCGCGCTCATGGGCGACCCGGCCAAGGGTTTCTCCGGGCTTCTCAACCACCCGGGCGTGACGGTCGGCAGCGCCGCCGCGACGGGCGCCGACGGCAGCACCGCCTGGGCCCGGAAGACGCCCGAGCAGATCCTCGCCGACGTCAACGGCCAGCTGATCGGGATCTTCACCGGATCGAACACCGTCGAGATGGCCGACACCCTGCTGCTGCCCTACGAGCAGATGCTCGGCATCGGGCTTCGCCGACTCGACGGAATCAGCCCGCTCACCCTGCTCGACTGGATCCGGCGCCACAACGTCTACACCCTGGAGACCGGCCAGGAGCTGACGGTCTACGGCGTGCGGGCGCTCGAGACGGCCGGCACCGGCAGCAGCGCCCGCCTCGTCGCCTATCGCCGCGACCCTTCCGTGCTGAAGCTGTGGCTGCCGATGCCGTTCCGGTTCTTCCCGGCCTGGCAGACCGGCCCGTGGCGCTTCGAGGTACCGGGGGCCTTCCGGCTCGGCGGCCTCGACATCCGCCGCCCCGCCGCCTGCCGCTACCTCGACGGCATCTAGGAGGGAGCGAGCATGATGCGGGTGACGAACCACGCCGCCGGCCCTCGGCTTGTCTGGCCGAAGGGCGCGCGGGCGCCCCGACTCCTGGTGCCCGGCGAGAGCGCGGTCCTCGCGCTTCCCGACCGGCCCGACCCCTGCCTCGCCGCCTGGGCGGCGGCCGGGGAGGTGCGGATCGAGGCGGCGGAGCCCGGCCCCGACCCCCGGCCCGACCTCCGGCCCGAGCGCCGCCGCGGCCGCGAGCGTCCGACCTCCGGCGGGGAGGCGTGAGATGGCGGACGCGATCGCGCCGGACGCCTTCCGGGCCCGCTTCCCGACCTTCGCGAGCGTCGCCGACGCCGTCGTCGCCGGGGCGCTTGCCGAGGCAGCCCCGCGGGTCGGGGCGGGATGGCCGGCGGCGGAGGCCGCCCTCGGGCGGATGCTGCACGCCGCCCACACGCTGACCCTCGACGGGCAAGGCGGACCGGAGGCCGAGCTCGCCCGGGCGGGCGCCCTCGACCTCAAGGCACTGCGCTCCGGCACGCTCCACATCGAGCGCCGGGATCCGGCCCCGGACGCCGCCCCGGGCACCCTCGGGCTCACTTCCTACGGGCGGCGCTTCCACGAGGTGGTGCGCCGCAACAGCCCCGGCGTGGCGGTGGTGTGATGGGACTCCTCGACGGTCTCGGCCGCCATCTCGGGAGGGTGCTCGCCCCCCTGTTCGACGCCGCCATCCTGCACCGGGCCGGCCTCGCCGACGAGCCGGTCCGGGCCCGATTCGAGAGCGTCCGGGAGGCGGGCGAGGAGCCCGGCCTGCCGGGCCGCCTGGTGCGGGCGGTCGTGCTGACGCCGGGGGCCGCCCCGAACCCCGACGACGAGATCACCCTGGCGGGAATCCGCCACCGCATCGTCGCGGTGGAGACCGACCCCACCGGCAGCCACGCCCTCATCCAGGGGAGACCGTTGTGACGCAAAGAGCCGAGACCGGCCCGCTCCAGGCGCGCCTCGCGCGGCTGGCCCGGGCCGGCGGGGAGGCCGCGCGGCGACGCGCGGCGGAGGCCGCCGCCGCGCTCGCAGCCGACATCGCCGCGGAATTGCCGGACGGACGCGCCGAGGCGGTACCGACCCCGACGGGCGCCGCCGTCGCGGTCGAGGCCAAGGGGCTGGTCGCGCGGGAATTCGGCACCGCGACGCGGATGCCGCGCCCGGTGATCGGCCCGGCGGTGGCGCGCCTTGCGGAGCCGGGCTGATGGCCGGCCTCGATCTCTCGCCCGGGCTGCTCCGGGCGGTGCAGGAGCGCCTCCTCGCCGATCCGGCCCTCCGTGCCCTGGTCGGCGACCGGGTGCGCGAGGTGGCCGGGGCCCGGGAGGAATGGCCGTTCCTGCGCGTCGATCCGCCGGAGGTCGGCCCCTACGAGGCGCAAGGCTGGCGCGGCTGCACCTGCCGCCTGACCGTCCACGCCTTCCTGCGCGGCGCCCGGAGCCTCGGCCCGGTGCAGGACCTGCTCGCCGCCGTCGCGGCCGCCCTCGACGAGGCGGACCTGGCGCTGCCCCGCGGCGAACTCCTGTGGCTGTCCCACGAGCGCAGCCTCGTCCTGCCGGAGCCCCTCGGGCCCGGCTCCTGGCACGGCGTCGCCCGCTTCGGGGCGGTCGCCGCCGAGACGACTTGACCCACTCATTCGGGAGCGAACCCCTCATGGCCCAGCCCACCACCCTGCCTTTCTCGGCCATCGCCGTGAAGCTCGAGAGCCTCGCGAAGGCCGGCACCTTCGAGGCGCCCTGCGGCCTCACCGAGCGCGCAGCGCAATTCACCAAGGAGACCAACAGCTCGGTCGTGCCCGACTGCGCCAACGAGGACGCCGCGCCCTTCGTCGACCGGTTCGCGGTGTCGAAGTCGGTCGCGGTCTCCGGCAAGGGCGTGATGGCCCGCCAGAGCCTCGTCCGCTGGCGCGCGGCCTACGAATCCGACGCGCCGGTCAAGGCCCGGGTCGAGGTGAGCGGCACCGGCGCGGAGGGCGGCGGCGCCTGGGAGGGACTGTTTCACCTCACGAGCTTCGAGGTCGGCGCCGTCCGGGGCGAGCGCTGCAGCGTCTCGGTGGCGCTGCAATCGACCGGGGCGGTCGCCTTCACGGCCGCGGCGTGAGGCGCCGATGAGCCGCGACGGCCATGTCGACCTCGACCTCGATGGCACCACCCACCGCTTCCGCCTCGGCATCGGCGACCTGGAGGCGCTGCAGGAAGCGACGGGCCTCGGCCCGGCGGCCCTCCTGCAGCGCCTCCATGCCGGATTGTCCTACCGGTTCCGGGACGTGCGCGACGTCCTGCGCCTCGGCCTGATCGGCGGCGGCGTCCCGGTGCCGCGAGCCCACGCCATCGCCCGCCGCCTCGACGGGCTGCCCTGCATCGCGCTCATCGCCAAGGCCGCCCTTGTGCTGGCGGCGGCGCTGGAGGGGGCCGAGGACGAGCCGGTCGGCCGTCCAGCGGCCGCCGCCGGCCCCGAGGGGCGGATCGCCTTCGCGGCCTTTTACGGCGCGGCTGCGGCCATGGGACTGCCCGCCGCCGACCTGCGGGCGATGAGCCTGTGGCAGCTCGCCGCCTACATCGACGGCTTCAACCGCGCCCGCGACCCGGACGCGGCGGACGCCCCGACACCGCAGGAAGAGGACGCGCTCTGGGCCTAGATCCGGGACGCATCCGACGAGGGCTCCGCATGACGACCGAGATCGAGCGCCTGGTGGTTTCGCTGGAGGCCAACGTCGCGGCCTACGAGCGGGAGATCTCTCGCGCCGGGCCGGTCGCCGAGCGGGCGATGGCGGAAGCCGAGCACGCCGTCGAGGCCGGGTCCGGCCGGATCGCGGCCGCGATGGCCCGGGCCGGCGCCTCGCTGCGCGACGAGCTCGCCCGGATGGCGGCGCCGGAGAGCCTGGAACGGATCCAGCGCGCGATGGAGCAGGCGAGCGCCCTGCCGGCGACTGCGGGCGACGGCGCCGCCCTGCGACGGGTCGACGACGCGGTCGGGGGCCTCGCCGCGCGCCTCGGCGAGGCCGGCTCCGCCTCCCGGGAGGCGGTGGCGGGGTTCGCCGCGGTGGCGGGCGCGGTCGGGGACATCGCGCAGAAAATCCCGGCCGCCGCCGACCTCGTCGCCGATCTCGGCCGGCGGGTGAAGGCGGCGTCGGGGGAGGGCGCGGCGATCCGCGCCCGCATCGCCGACGCCTTCGCGATCAGCGACGCGGCGCCCCACGGTAGCCTCGCGCAAAGTCCCGAGCCTGCACCGCAAGGCTCCGTGCCGACACCCGCCCCCGTCCGGGCACCGGCTCGGACGAGGCCCGCCCGGCCGGCGGCGGAGGAAGGCGACGATGCCTTCCGCGACGAGGTCACCCGCCTCACCCGCCGGACCGGTCTCCTCAAGATCGAGGCGGATTCCGTCGGCCGGGAGGAAGGCGCCGCGGCCAGGGCCGAGGCGGCGTTCCGCCTGCTGGAAGCCGCCAAGAAGGCCGACCTCGCGGTGACGCCGGCGCTTCGCGCGGAGGTCGACCGGGTGGCGGAGGCCTACGGCGCCGCGACCGCGCAGGTCGAGCGGGCCGAGGCCGCGCAGCGCGCCGCCCAGTCGGCGTCGCGGGAGCTCGGCTCCGCGCTCGCCGACAGCTTCAAGGGCGCGATCCTGCACGGCGAGCGCCTGACGACGGTCGTCGCGCGGCTCGCCACCACGCTGGCGAGCCGGGGCCTCGACCGCGCCTTCGATGGCCTGTTCGGCCGCGGGAGCCCGGGGGCCGACCTGATCGGCGACGCCCTCGGTTCGCTCGGCCTGACCCAGAACTCGACCGGCCGCGCCGCCGGCGGCCCGGTCACCCCGGGCGTCGCCTACACGGTGGGCGAGAGCGGCCGCGAGACCTTCGTGCCGCTCCAGCCCGGCCGCATCCTGCCGGCGTCCCACGGCGTCGCGCCGTCGCCTACCGCCCCGACCGTTCAGGTCTCGGTCTCGATCGCCACCGCAGACGCCCCGAGCTTCCACCGCTCGGAGGCGCAGGTCAGCGCCGCGCTCGCCCGGGCGGTGCAGCGCGGCCTCCGGGGTCTGTGAGAACAGGGCCCCGTCACCCTCAGGAGGCCGCGCGCCATGTCCAGCCCCTTCCACGAGGTGCGCTTTCCCCTCGCCCTGTCCTACGGCTCCCGCGGCGGGCCGGAGCGGCGCACCGAGATCGTGACCCTCGGCTCCGGCGACGAGGAGCGGAACAGCCTCTGGCGCCACTCCCGTCGCCGCTACAATGCCGGGCCCGCCCTGCGATCGGCCGAGGACGTCGCGACGCTCCTCGCCTTCTTCGAGGAGCGTCGCGGGCCCCTCTACGGCTTTCGCTGGCGCGACACCTTCGACCACAGCTCCGCCGCTCCCGGTCAGACCCCCGCCCCCACCGACCAGCGCCTCGGCACCGGCGACGGCACCACCCGGGTGTTCCCGCTCGCCAAGACCTACGGCGGCGCCTTCGCCCCCTATGCCCGCCCGATCACCAAGCCGGTCGCCGGCTCGGTGAGCATCGCAGTCGGCGGCGTCGCGCTCGGGGCCGCCGCCTTCACCCTCAACGCCGCCACCGGCCTCGTCACCCTGAAAGCGGCGCCCGCCGCGGGCGCGGTCGTCACCGCGGGTTTTCTCTTCGACGTGCCGGTGCGCTTTGCCACCGATCGCATCGAGATCGACCACCAGGCCCTGCGCGCCGGCCTCGTCGCCGACATCCCGGTCATCGAGATCCGCCGGTAGCTCCATGAAGATCCTCTCTCCCTCCCTCGCCGCGCACCTCGCGAGCGGGGTCACCACCTTGTGCCAATGCTGGATCGTCACCCGCTCCGACGGCCTGCGCCTCGGCTTCACCGATCATGACGAGGACCTGGTGGTCGACGGCGTGACCTGTTCGGCCGAGAGCGGCGCCACCGGCACGGCGGTCGAGCAAGGCACCGGCCTCTCGGCCGACAACCTGGAAATCGTCGGCGCCCTCACGAGCGGGCGCCTGGCGGAGAGCGAGCTGGCTCGCGGCCTGTTCGACGGCGCCGCGGTCGCGGTGTGGCGGGTCGATTGGGCGAGCCCGGACGATCGGGTGCTGATCCTCTCGGGCACCGTGGGCGAGGTCTCGCGCGGGCCCACCGCCTTCACGGCGGAGGTGCGGGGTCTCGCCGATCGGCTCAACCAGCCCCGCGGCCGGGTCTACCAGCGCTCCTGCGACGCGCTCCTGGGGGATGCCCGCTGCGGGATCGACGCCGGGGCCGCCGCGATCCGCGGCGCCGGCACGGTCGCGACGGTGAGGAGCGCCCGCAGCGTCACGGCCTCCGGCCTCGCCGGCTACATCTCCCGGTGGTTCGAGGCCGGCCGGCTGGTCTGGACCTCCGGCGCCAATGCCGGCGCCGCGGTCGAGGTGCGGGCGCACGGCCTGTCCGGCGGGCTCGCCAGCCTCGACCTGTGGGAGCCGATGCCGGCCCCGATCAGCCCCGGCGACACGTTCCAGGTCACTGCCGGCTGCGACAAGTCCCTGGCGAGCTGCCGGGACAAGTTCGCCAACGTCCTCAACTTCCGCGGCTTCCCGGACCTTCCGGGCAACGACTACGCCGTGGCCTACGCGGTGCAGGGGGCAGACAATGACGGAGGCCGCCTCGGCTGAGACGCGGGCGCGCATCGTCGCGCTGGCCCGCACCTGGCTCGGCACGCCCTACCACCACCAGGCCAGCGTCCGGGGCGCGGGCTGCGACTGCCTTGGCCTGCTGCGGGGCGTCTACGCGGCGCTCTACGGCGCCGAGCCGGAGGTGCCGCCGCCCTACTCCCCGAGCTGGGCCGAGGACCGGGGGCGGGAGACGCTGCGGGAGGCCGCCGCCCGCCACCTGGTGGCCCTCGCGCCCGACGCGGCCGAGCCCGGCGACGTGCTGCTGTTCCGCTGGCGGGATCGCCTGCCGGCCAAGCACTGCGCGATCGTCACCGGCCCCGCCCACATGATCCACGCCTATGACGGCCATGCGGTCCTGGAAACTTGGATCCCGCCGGCCTGGTCCCGGCGCATCGCCTACGCCTTCCGGTTCCCCGCGATCCGACCCGATCCCGCGCCGGCTTCCTCGCCCACCCCCTCGCCGGAGACCGCATCATGAGCACGCTCGTCCTGTCGGCGGTCGGCCAGGCGGCCGGCTCCGCCCTCGGCGGCCCGATCGGCGGCGCCATCGGCCAGGCGCTCGGCGCCGCCGGCGGCAGCGCCCTCGACCGCGCGCTGTTCGGGTCCCGCCCCAAGCCGCAGATCAACATCGGGCCGCGGCTGGCCGATCTCCACGTCACCGCCTCGACCGAAGGGGCGGCCATCTCGCGCGTCTTCGGCCGGGTCCGCGTCGGCGGGCAGATCATCTGGGCCACCAAGATCAAGGAAGTCCAGAAGGTCGAGAAGGTGAAGTCCTCCGGTGGCAAGGGCGGCGGGGGTCAAAAGCAGTTCAACGTGACGTATTCGTACAGCGTCAGCGTCGCGATTGCCCTGTGCGAAGGCCCGATCGTCGCCGTGGGCCAGGTCTACGCCGACGGCAAGCCGATCGCGCTCGCCGCCTACGGCGCCCGGGTCTATCTCGGCGACGAGGCGCAGGGCCCGGACCCGAAGATTGCCGCCATTGAGGGCGCCGACAATGCCCCGGCCTACCGGGGCCTGGCCTACATCGTGTTCGAGGACTTGCCCCTGGCGGGCTTCGGCAACCGGGTGCCGGTCCTCACCGCCGAGGTGATCCGGCGGGCGCCCAACGCCTCCGGCCGGCCGGCGCTCGAGGATCTGGTGACGGCGGTGACGATGATCCCCAGCATGGGGGAATTCACCTACGCCACCGTGCCGGTTAACGCCTCGACCTTCGGCGGGATCGCGGGACAGAACACGGTCTCGGGCGGGGTGGATGCCCTGAAGGCCCTCGACCAGCTCGCCGTCGAGGCGCCGCGCTGCCGGCACGTCTCGCTCGTGGTCGCCTGGCAGGGCACCGACTTGCGGCTGGGCGCCTGCCGCATCGTCCCGAAGGTCGAGACGGCGAACAAGACCACCACCCCGGAATGGCTCGCCGGCGGGGTCGACCGGGCGAGCGCGGGCCTCGTCAGCCGGGATGCCGACGGGTCGCCGATGCTCGGCGGCGCGCCCTCCGACCTGTCGGTGGTGCAGCTTATCCAGGCGCTCAAGGGGCGGGGCTACGCGGTCACGCTCTACCCGTTCGTGATGATGGACATCGCCCCCGGCAACGGCCTGCCCGATCCCTACGGGGCGGCGGAGCAGGCCGCCTTCCCCTGGCGCGGGCGGGTGACCTGTCATCCGGCGCCCGGCCGGCCCGGCAGCCCGGACAAGACCGCGGCGGCGGCCGATCAGGTCGCGGCGTTCTTCGGCAGCGTGGCGCCGGCGGACCTGGCGTGGAACGGCAGGACGGTGACCAGCGCCCGGGCCGAGTTCTCGTTCCGGCGCTTCATCCTGCACTGCGCCCGGCTGGCCGAGGCCGCCGGCGGGGTGGATACCTTCCTGATCGGGTCCGAGATGATCGGGCTCACCACCGTGAGGTCGGACGCCGCGACCTTCCCGGCGGTGGCGCAGCTCGTCAGCCTGGCGGCCGACGCCCGGTCGATCCTGGGAAGCGGAACGAAGCTCGGCTATTCGGCCGACTGGACGGAATACGCCTCTCATCGCCCGGCGGACGGGACCGGCGACGTGTATTTCCACCTCGACCCGCTGTGGTCGAACGCCAATATCGATTTCATCGGGATCGACAACTACATGCCGCTCGCCGATTGGCGCGACGGCTTCGACCACGCGGACGCCAAGGGCGGCACGTTCACATCCGGGGTACCCTCGCCCTACGATCCGGCCTATCTCACCGGCAACGTCGCGGCCGGCGAGCTGTTCGACTGGTACTATCCGACGCCGGCCGCCCGCGACGCGCAGGCCCGGGCGCCGATCGCCGATACGGCCTACGGCGAAGATTGGGTGTTCCGCCTCAAGGATCTGCGCGGCTGGTGGGCGAACCCGCACCGCCACCGGCCGGGCGGGGTGCGCCAGGCGCAGGCGACCGCGTGGGTGCCGCAGGGCAAGCCGGTGCGCTTCATCGAAGTGGGATGCCCGGCGGTCGACAAGGGCATGAACCAACCCAACGTCTTCGTCGACCCGAAGTCGTCGGAAAGCTTCCTGCCATACTACTCGAACGGCCGGCGCGACCTCGCCGCGCAGCGGGCCTACCTCGAAGCCACCTTGGCCTATTGGCAGGGCGCGAGCGGCAACCCGGTCTCGTCGGTCTATGGCGGGCGGATGGTCGATCCCGAGCGGCTGTTCGTCTGGACCTGGGACGCCCGGCCCTACCCGGACTTCCCGCGTCAGGCCGCCGTGTGGAGCGACGGGCCGAACTACCGGCTCGGCCATTGGATCAACGGCCGGCTCGGGCTCACGCCGATCGCCGACGTGGTGGCCGAGCTGTGCGGCGGGCTCGGGGTGCCGATCGAGGTCGGCGGGCTCCATGGCCTGGTGGAGGGCTACGCCATCGCGGAGGTGCAGACGCCGCGGGCCTCCCTCGACCCGCTGCGCACCTGCTTCTTCTTCGACGCGGCGGAGTCGGCCGGGCAGCTGGTCTTCGCCCCGCTCGCGCGAGCGCCGGCGGCCACCCTGACGGCTGACGACCTGGTGGCGCGGGGCGGCGGCGGGGACTACCGGCGCACCCGGGGCGAGGAAACCGCCCTGCCGGGGGTGGTGGCGCTCACCTACATCGATCCGCAGCGCGGCTACCAGTCGGCATCCGTGGAGGCGCGCCGGGTGAATGGCCGGGCCAACGCGGTGCAGCGGGTGAGCGTGCCGCTCTGCCTGGACGAGGGGGCGGCCCGGGGCATCGCGCAAGCGCTGCTCTATCAGGGCGTGGTCGAGCGGGAACAGGTCGCGGCGACCCTGCCGCCGTCCTGCCTGGCGCTCGATGCCGGCGATGTCGTCACCCTGTCGCTCGCCGGGGGCGGCACCGATTACCGGCTCACCCGCCTCGGCCTCGAGCTGGGCCGGCCGGCGAGCGCGATCCGCACCGACCTCGCCGTCTACGCCTACCGGGACGGCACCGCGACGCCGCGGCCGGCCGAGCCGCCGCCGACCGTCGGGGTGGCGTTGTTCCGGTTCCTCGACCTCCCGCTCCTGCGGCCGGACGCGGTGCCCCACGCCCCCTACCTCGCCGCCTACACGGCGCCGTGGTCGCCCGTCGCGGTCCTGCGCTCGACCGCCGGCGGGGCGTTCCAGGAGGATGCCGTGGTGGGCGCCCGGTCGATCGTCGGGCGCCTGACGGCGGACCTCTATCCCGGCCCCTGCGGGCGGTGGGACCGGGTGAACAGCGTCTATCTCGAGGTGCCGCGCGGGGTCGAGCTGGCGTCCGCCCCCGAGGTCGACGTGCTCAACGGGGCGAACGTGGCGGCGCTGCTCACCCCGTCCGGGGAATGGGAGGTGCTGCAATGGGCGCAAGCGACCCTGCTGGCGCCCGCCCGCTACCGGCTCGCCACGCTGCTGCGCGGCCAGCTCGGGACGGACTTCGCCCTCGGCAGCCCGACGCCGATCGGCGCCCCGTTCGTGGTGCTGACGGACGCCCTGGTGCAGTCGGGAATGCCGCTGTCGGCCCGCACGGTGCCGCTCGCCTGGCGCTGGGGACCGCTCGGCCGGCCTCAGGACGATCCGAGCTTCACCGGCGCGACCCTGGCGTTCCGGGGCGTGGGCTTGCGGCCCTACCCGCCGGCGCAAGGCCGGCTGGTGCGGGCGGCCTCGGGCGACCTGCGGCTGTCGTGGATCCGGCGCACCCGGATCGACGGCGACCCGTGGGAACAGCTCGAGGTGCCGCTCGCCGAGGAGGTCGAGGCCTACAGCCTCGACGTGCTGGCGGGCCCGGGCGCGGGCGCCGCGGTGCTCCGCACGTTCGATGTCGGGACGCCCGCGCTCACCTACACCGCCGCCCATCAGGCGGCGGATTTCGGCGGGCCGGTCACCAGCCTGTCCGTCGCCATCCACCAAGTCTCGGCAACCTACGGCCGCGGCGCGGCCCTGAGGGCGACCCTGTATGCCTGACTCCATCACCGCCAACCTGTCCCTGCCGCTGATGGCGGCGGCGCAGGCGCAAAAGCACGTCACCCACAACGAGGCGCTGGTCGGCCTCGACACGCTGGTCCAGCTCGCCGTCCTCGACAAGGACCTGACCGCGCCCCCGGCCAACCCGGCGGAGGGCGACCGCTACCTGATCGCCGGCGCTTCCCCCACGGGGGCGTGGGCGGGCTGGGGCGGCCGGGTGGTGCGCTACCAGGACGGGGCGTGGCGCAGCTTCCCGCCGCGCCCCGGCTGGCTCGCCTTCGTGGCGGACGAGGCGGACCTGTACACCTATACAGGTATGGCCTGGGCCTCGTTCCGCTCCACCCTGACGGTGCTCCAGAACCTGACGCGCCTCGGCATCGGCACCACCGCGGATGCCGGCAACCCATTCGCCGCCAAGCTGAACAAGGCGCTGTGGACCGCGCTGACCACGGGCGAGGGCGGGACCGGGGACCTGCGCACCACCCTCAACAAGCAAGCGGCCGGCAACGTGCTGTCGCTGCTGTTCCAGTCCGGCTTTTCCGGCCGGGCGGAGCTGGGCCTGACCGGCGACGACGACCTGAGGGTGAAGGTCTCGGGCGACGGCGGCACCTGGCGCGAGGCCTTGCGGGTCGACCGGAACACCGGCGGTCTCGACTTCGCCGCGGCCGAGGCCTCGGCGCCGATCGCCGGCACGGTCGACCTGGGCGGGCTCGGGGCGCTGCGGGTCGTGCTCACCGGCTCGGGCACGGTGACGAGTTTCGGCACCGCCCCCAACCGGGTGCGGCTCCTGCGCTTCACCGGCGCCGCGACGCTGACCCACGACGCCGCGAGCCTGGCGCTGCCGGGCGGGGCCAACCTGGTGACCGCCGCCGGCGATACGGCGGTGGCGGTGTCGGATGCGGCGGGCACCTGGCGGGTGGTCGACTATGCCCGGGCCTCCGGCAAGGCGGTGACCGGCCCGGCCGCGGCCGAGATCCTGGATGCCAGCGGCTCCGGCCGCAGCGTCCTCACCGGCTCGCCATCGACCGGCGCCGGCGCGCTCGGGGTCGGGGCGGCCAACATCCCGACCTTCGCCGGCGTCAACGTGGTGGCCTCGGGCTTCGACGGCACCGTGTCGTTCGAGAGCCAGCAGGCGCCGGCGACCTCCTACCGCCGCAAGACGCTGTTCAGCTCGGTCAATGTCGGGGGCGGCAACGACCTCCTGGTCCGGTCGAGCCGACCGTCGGACGGCGCGTTCGTCGATCACGTCCTGTCGGCCTCGGCGCCGGGCACGATTCTCACCACCGGCAGCACCGCCGTCAGCCCGACCTTCGCGGGCATGACCGTCACCAACGGCGGCGTCTTCGGCGACCTCCGGGTGAATGCCGGCGGCAACGCGTTCGAGGCCGGCGGTAGCATCGCGTTCGGGATCGCGCAGCTCCAGAACTACGGGCCGATGGCGATGGTCCAGGGGCGGTTGGGCAACGCGACCGGATCGGAGTTGCAGGGCGACCTGGTGGTGATGACGCGCCCGGTCGGCGCGAGCGGCGCGGCGCTGCTCGAGCGGATGCGGGTGACGAGCCGCGGCCTGGTGGGGATCGGCACCGCCAATCCGCAAGTCGCCCTCGACGTGGGCGGGGGCGCCGGCGCCCGGCTCGGCGGCGTGACCGCGGCGGCGGCGTATTTCGGGATCGGCAACAACGCGGCCTGGGGCGGGATCGTGCTCGGGTCCGGGGCCAACGGGAACACGCCGTTCGTGGCCGCCTCGCGCGACGGCAACGGCAACCCGCTGGCGCTCTCCCTGCAAGCCGGATCGGTGACGGCGGCGTGCCTGCTGCCGAACGGCAATGTCGGGATCGGGACGACCAATCCCGGCGCGCTCCTCGACGTGGCCGGGTCGGCCGCGATCGGCGGGACGCTCAAGCTCGGAACCTACATCGTCTCGACGCTGCCGGCCGGCGTGTTCGGCAGCGTGGTGCACGTCTCGAACGGCCGCAAGGTGGGCGAGGGCTCGGGCTCCGGGACGGGCGTGGTCGCGTACTACTCCAACGGCAACTGGCGCCGGCTGTCGGATGACAGCCCGGTCGCGGCGTGAGGGCCCCATGGGTGAACCCTACCTGTACGAGTTCCTGTATCGCGGCCGGCCGGCGGGCTCGGCCGAGGCGCCGGCCTGGCACGTCGTCATCGGCCAGCACGTCACCCCGCCGGGGGCCGCGGAGGCGCAGTTCGTGGCGAGCGGGGCGCTGACGCCGGCGCAGGCCGAGGCCGCGGGGTTCCCGCTCTCGGCGGTGCTGGCGGGGATCGACGCGGCGGCGCTCGCCGGGCGGGATGCCGCCGCGGCCGAGGCGGCAGCGCTGCGGCGCGAGCGCGACGCCCTGGTGGTGGAGCGCGACGGCCTGGCGGGGCAGCTCGCCGCGCGCGAGGCGCCGGCGGCCGACGTGCTGCCGGCGATCTCCGACCGGCAGTTCTTCCAGGCGCTGGCGCAGGCCGGCGCGATCACGGCCGACGAGGCGCTGGCGGCGGTGATGACCGGCCGGCTTCCGGCGGCGATCGAGGCGGCGGTGTCGGCGCTTCCGGAGGCCGAACGCTTCGCCGCCCGGATGCTGCTGTCGGGCGCGACGGCGTTCGAGCGCGGCCACCCGATGGTGGCCCGGCTCGGCGCGGCGATCGGCTACGACGCGGCGGCGCTGGACGCGCTGTGGCAGGCTGCCGCCGCCCTCTGATCGGCAGTCCCTGACCGGCGGCCCCTGATCGCGGCCCGACGCCCGGGCCCGACGGCCGGCGCGCCGCCCCCCTCTGCACAACCTGGAGAGACCGATGACCGCGACGACGTTCGAGCGGGCGATGACGCTCGTCCTGGCCCACGAGGGCGGATGGTCCGACGACCCGGCCGACCCGGGGGGTGCGACGAACCTCGGGGTGACGATCGGCACCTTGAGCCTGTGGCTCGGCCGGCCGGCGACGAAGGCGGAGGTAAAGGCGCTGACGGTGGCGAGCGTGTCGCCGCTCTACCGGCGCCGGTTCTGGGACGCGGTGCAGGGCGACGCGCTGCCGGCGGGTCTGGATTACGCGCTGTTCGACTTCGCGGTGAACAGTGGCCCGAAGCGCGCGGTGATCGGGCTGCAGCGCGCCTTGGGCGTCGCCGACGACGGCCGGCTCGGGCCGGTGACGCTGGCGGCGCTCGCCGGCCGGGACGTGCCCGGGCTGGTGAACGCCCTGTGCGACGGGCGGCTGGCGTTCCTGCGGGCGCTGTCGACCTGGCCGCGGTTCGGGCGCGGCTGGGGCCGGCGGGTGGAGGAGGTCCGCGCCGCGGCGCTGGCGCTCCCGGCCGCGCCGGCATCCGCCTCCAGCTGCCCGGCCTGCGGCCGGCCTGCCGCGGCCTGACCGCACACCCTCCTCACCGCGAGATCGCC